GCCCCCTCCTCCTCCTCAACCTGCTCCTGTTGGTGGTTATAATATTAACGGATATACAGTTACCGGATCTTTTTATCCACCTATATTAACTAGTGGTCATAAAGAAACAGATAACAAAGTAACCTTATCAGTTGGTAGAGATGACCGTTTATGGATTAAGATAGGTGATACATGGAGACGTGTTGCGCTTGAAGGATGAGTGATATAGCTGACATCATTAACAGAATTAAACAACTAACCTACCACGAGGTTGTTGTTGAGCTGTATGAACCTATTCAATTTAATGGTAAGATACCGTTTGACTTGGAAATAACTGGTAATGTTGTCGTTGCTCAAGTCCTTGCTGACTCATACGAAGAAGCAGAACAAAAACTCTTGACATTCTTATTTGAAGGTAATCGTGATGATTAAAGACCGTGCATTTATTCAGCGAAAGATGGATCACTATAACTCATGGATGCTAGATAGGACAAGGGATCCTAATTCCAGGTATCCCGGTTTTCCAGAAGAAATAGCAATGGAATTTGCGCGCAAAGAATTTGTTAATGAATTTCTTTCTCGTCCTAAAAAAGTAAGGGTCAAGCATGAAAAAAAGATTTGCGGAACTAGCATTGAAGGCAGTAACTCATCCAGTCCAGCTATTTCCGCCTAATGACAGGGCCTATGACAAGTTTGGCGAGTTTGTTGTTGCTAGATGTCTGGAAATAACTAAAGCAAGTGAAAATTTAGATGAAGCATATTCAAGAATTAAAGAAGAGTTTGACCAAAAAACGTAGAACAATCTATATTGATATGGACGGGGTTGTTGCTGACTTCAATTTATACGTTTCAAACTTACTTGGTCGCCAAATTGGATGGGATCAACACGATTTGAACGCCAAAGAATGGGATATTTTGTCTAATATCCCTAATTTGTATACTCAACTACCATTGATTGAGAGTTCTGTTGAGATGGTTGAGCTGTGCAAAAGCTTCGAATCAGAGGTAAATGTCGAGTTTTTGTCGGCAATTCCGCGTCAAACGACAATGCCTTCTGCAAAACAAGATAAAATCGACTGGATCAACAAGTATTTCCCTGAAACAGTTGTCAATTTTGGCCCATACAGCAAAGATAAACAACACTGGGCACGTCCAGGCGACATTTTAATTGATGATAAGCCAAGTAACATTGATGAATGGGGTGCTGCTGGAGGTATTCCAATTCTCCATCTCGGCAATTTTAGCTTGACCAACCAGTTAATTTTGTTCTCAATGGGCAAAATTGCAGAATCTGAGCTCAAGTTGGACTTTTAAAACCCCCGAATTTGCGGGTTTTAAACTGCCTGTTGACTTCAAACGATTTGAGGTATATAATAGAGGTGTTAGTTAGTTGAAACCCTCTTTTTAAAGGAAATGAAAAATGTCTCACTTAGTTGAAGTTATAAACGGTAAAGCAAGCATGGCCTACTCTGGTGAAACTCCTTGGCACGGTCTCGGTAAGGCAGTTCCTGCTGATCTCTCTCCTGCTCAGATGTTGGAAGCTGCAGACCTTGACTGGACTGTGGAAAAGATCCCTACTTTTGCCAAGATTGATGGCAAGCAAATCTACACTGGCAAAGATGCGCTAGTTCGTAGCTCAGACAACTCAATTCTTGATGTTGTATCTAAAGACTGGAATCCGTTGCAGAATCATGATGCTTTTGAGTTCTTTAACGATTTCGTAGTATCTGGTGACATGGCAATGCATACTGCTGGATCTCTTCGCGATGGTCAGATTGTATGGGCTCTTGCTAAGGTGAAAGAATCGTTTGAGTTGTTTGGTGGTGATGTTGTTGATAGCTATTTGCTGTTTACTCTTCCACACAAGTTTGGTCAATCGATCGATGTACGCTTTACACCTATTCGTGTGGTATGCAACAACACATTGACACTTTCGTTGTCTGTTAAGGCTAACAACGGTGTTAAAGTATCACACCGTACTACTTTCAACGGCGACTCTGTCAAAGAGACTTTAGGTATTGCATCTGATAAACTAGCCAAGTATAAAGAGATGGCTAAGTTTTTGGGTTCCAAGAAGTTCAAGGAAGAGTCAGTTAAGGACTACTTTAACCGTATCTTTCCTGTTAATGCCTACGGTCGTTCTAAGAATGAAGATACGAAAGTTAAGAAAGAGATGTCACAATCTGCAACTCTGGCTATGATGGCTCTTGAAACACAACCAGGAGCCAAGTATGCTGAGGGTTCATGGTGGTCTGCATTCAATGCTGTGACTTACTTAACTGACCATCACCTTGGTCGTACTCAAGAAGGTCGTTTGGCTTCTGCTTGGTACGGTCCGAACAAAGCGTTGAAAGTGAAAGCCCTTGAAACTGCAGTCGAAATGGCTGAGGTGGCTTGATCAACCGGGGCGGCGAAAGCCGCTCCCTTCTTTTAAGGATATATTATGATTACAGATTGGTTGCCTGCTGGTAAGTATTGGGTTGGTGATTTGTGCTATGTGATGCATGAAGAATGGGACGAGGTGTGCGGCCTCTTCTTCAAAGACCGTGACGATCACGGATGCAACGAAGGCCTATTTGAATTGAAGGACGGACGTAAGTTCGTATCATTCAATACTAAGTGGGGTGATGGTAGCTACCACGACGAAGCTGAAAACGAATACGGCGTAGATGCTGGTTTAATTGGATGTATCTTGGTATCGGATATTAATATACTCGATCTGAACACACTTGATGGTGGACATATTCACGAGTTCGATACTCCGTTTGTTTGCTCAGGTGGTCGTAGTGACCAGGGTCGTGATTGGGACGGTATAATTAAAATTGGTCATATTGAGATTGCAACAGACTAAATATTAGTTATTGCTGTATGAAGCAAAGAGAAAAGTGTTCTGGACCCGGCTTCGATGCCGGCAGGTCCACCAAAAGTATATTGGTGTTAGTATACTTCTGATGGGCCTGAATTGGTTTCGACAGGGCAACAAGTAAACAAGTGGACAGCACGGTAGGCGATGACCGTTAATCAAGCAAAAAACGTAAACGCAAACGACGAACAGTTCGCATTAGCAGCCTAAACACTGCTTAGGGTTTCGGTAGGTTTCCTCGTAACAGAATAACCTACCATGAATAATTACCAGCACGAAGATCAATGATAATCGCTAGTTGAACCAGACCAGTTGTGTAATATATAATACAGTTGCACTTTTGCAACGGCTTTCGAGGAAATAATATGAAACAATGGTCTACTCCAGCAGCACAAGATATGCGTTTTGGTTTTGAAATTACCATGTATATTGCTAATAGATAATTAACTACTAGGGTTTTGGCTGGTTTCCCGTATAGCGAATAACCAGCCAACTACTTCTTGGAATATACAATGGAAACTAAAAAAAGAACAATAGTGCGAATGATCACATATCGTTTAACTGCATGGCTTTTCACTATTTTTTGGACATACTTGTTTACTGGCAATATGACAAGCGCCGCTGGGTTTGCAACAGCGCTCCATATTTTGCTAAGCATAGATTATTACATCCATGAAAGAATTTGGTTGAATATTGAATGGGGTAGAGTAAACGATTATGAAGTACGCTAAAAAGATACAATTACCTGTTGATTTCGATAGCATTCAGATCACCAGAAAAATTCAAACACTAACTACAAGTAACGAAAATCTTGCTAAGTTTGATGTTTTTTATATTAAGCAAAGTGACGTCAGCTTAATTAAATCAGCTTTACCAGTTCAAGCCCAGAAAAATCTCTTATCTGTTCTGGCTACAAAATACTCTCTTTTATCCCCACATATACACCTAAAAGAGAAATCTGTAATTAATTTCTATAAAAAAGTTAACGGAGAAGTTACTACTTTTTATGAGGGCAATATAGTCCGCGATTATAGTATAAACAACGATAGTGGTAATCTTCATGTTATCAAGCTGGATGGAATTGTTCCTTGCGAGCAACTGTGTGCAGAGCAAGGTGATTTGTGGATAATGGATACCACGCAGCCACACTCTGTAACAATAAAAGGGGACTCAAGGTCTGGTATTGATAAATATTTTGCTTCTGATCACCAGGAAAGATTGCTAATTCAGATGTATTTTGATGTTCCCTATGCGCAATTATTACAATGGTTTGAGAATGAAGTATGCTAGACAGATAAATCTACCGATAGATATTGGTAAAATCAGGGTATCTAATAAATCACTTGGAAGTTATCTCGTTAGTCCTATATGGAGTGAGCCTGCCTCTACTCACCTGTATATTCGAAAAAAAGACAAAGACCTACTAGCTCATTCTCTTCCGGAAAAATTAAAAGACTATTTGTTTCATATCGATGCAAATAAATTCACATTACTTGCTCCACATATCCATCTTAACGAGCAAACTGTCATAAACATATACCTCAACGTAGGTGGTGAAATTACCACTTTCTATGAAGGATTAGTTACTGTAGATCACACATCAACTACAGATAATGGAGCTGGTTATAATTTAATTAACGTTGATCGAATGTATCCAGTAGAAAGTTTCTGTGCTGCTGCTGGTGAAATGTGGATGCTTGATACTGCCACTACACATGATGTATCCATCAAAAATGATACACGAGTTGGATTATCAAAATATGTACCAGTTGACAACAACCATAGACTTGCCGTACAATTATGTTTCAATGCGCCTTATGCTGAACTTTCACAGTTTATATAAATAAGATACACAATCGGTTTTTGGTCCGACTAAAACTAAAATCACACATACACACAAGGAGATAGTTATGAGTAATATGACCCCGTTCGAGATCAGGCTCGAACTTCTTAAAATGGCAAAGGACATGCTAACCGATTCTTACTTCTCAGAAAAGAGTCGACTCAGTGAGGACTGGCATGTAAAGGTTGATTCAGCTAAGCTGAACGGACAATCTATTCCAGAACATCCAGCCTATCCGCCATATCCCACAGAACACGATATCATAAGCAAAGCACAGACTTTGAACGGATTCGTTTCTAACCTCCCTTCGGAGACCAAGCACACATCTCACACTTCTGCCAAGAAGTAATCTGATCGTGCAGAGGGCATGCTGCCTTCTACAAATAAGGAGAACCAATGGTACGCGCTGCTAACGTAGTGATAAAGGTTTTATTACTTTCTGTCACGCTAATATTAATTTCTAAATTCACAACAAGTAAGATTGAGCAATACAGGCAAGATCGTAATTTCAATAGTCCAATATCAATGGCTGAGAGGGAGCGGCAACTAACTTGTCTTGCAAAGAATATTTACTTTGAGGCAGCATCAGAGCCTTTTGAAGGTAAGGTTGCTGTTGCACAGGTTACAATAAATAGATCCGAGTCAGGTAAGTATCCATCTGATATTTGTAATGTTGTCTACCAGAAGAATGTAGTGTATGGTAAGGTGATATGTCAGTTCTCTTGGTATTGTGAAAGCGGACCAACAGTAAGACATAACGGTGCATATAAGGAATCAATGGAAGTGGCAAAGAAGGTGTTGCTGGAAGACTTTAGATTGTCCTCACTCAAGAACGCATACTTTTACCATGCGGATTATGTTAATCCAAATTGGAAGCTTCCTAGAATCACTCAAATCGGTCGTCACATCTTTTACGGGCAGAAGGTATAATGGATAAAATTAATCAATTCAAGCAAACACTGATTCAATTCTTTGATGGGTTTTCGAAGGGATCAGCTGATACTTTTGCATGGTTAAGCGTTATTTGTATGATTGCTTCAACCGTTCCCGGGTTCTTTGCCGTAATGGCGCATGTAACCGACCGTATGCCGCCTTTAGATATCACTTTAATGATATGGGCAGGGTTATTGTTATACTTCGTCAGATCCGCTATAATCAAGGATATGCTGATGTTGGTAACCATCGGTATCGGGTTTGCAATACAAGCTATTATGCTTGGTCTTATTTTCTTCGTATAATATGATACAGGACCTAAGTTTTGTAAGTATTGTAGAGTTCACAAAAGAGATCGAGAAGCTAGTACTAACCAGAAAGATGGAATACATTGATGCTGTGATTTACTTTTGTGAGCAAAAAGGACTTGATGTAGAATCTGCTGCATCATTAATCAGAAATAATTCAAAGCTGAAAGCATCCATTCAGCTAGAGGCTGAGAAGCTTAACTATCTTCCAAAGACAACACAACTACCTCTATGACAGATTACGAAGCGTACAAGACATATTGCGCTCTCAAACGACATTTCCAATCAACAACATACGATTATTTTAAATACAACGGTAAAGTAAGAGCATCCTATGCAACTTTTGAAAAGAGGTCAGATAAGTACTTCTTTGCGAAACTTGCTAAGCACAAAGATGTGGTAGGATTCTTGGTTGCTAACTTTGTATGTGGTGATCGATGGGTTGGAGATTTAGTTAATGAGCAGACCGCAGAAAAAGCATACAGGGATTGGCTAATGAGAAAGCAGTCAATGTCTTATGTCTTTAAGAATGATTTAGAAAAGATAGATAACTTAATTGATAGTCTGAAGGTAGTGGATAACCAACATCCAGTCCTTTTCAAAAAGTATCTTTC